ATGCCGCTTTGATAAATCAACTTGGCACATTCAAGGCAAGGAGCGTGAGTAATAAAAATGCTAGCACCTTGGCCAGAGCTGGAGCCTTTGGCCAGCTTGGCTATCGCGTTAGATTCAGCATGTAGCACTTCTTCTCGGGTTTCTAAAAATCTAATTTCGCCGTTGGGCCATTTTATTTCGTGTTCACAGTTGTTGTCCCAACCAGCTGGCATGCCATTGTAACCATAGCTGATCACTGAATCATCTTTGACAATTACCGCTCCAACTTGTAGCCTGCGAGCATAACTCAGTTTGCCGGCACGCTCGGCCCAGTCCATGTACAGTGCTTTGAACTTGTCTTTCATACCCGGAAGCTTTCGCCGCAGCCGCAGCGGTCGCGTTCTCGAGGATTTATAAAATCAAAACCTTCATTTAGTCCTTGCCGTTTCCAGTCCATGGTCAGCCCATCTACATAAACCAAATCTTTACCGTTCACGTAGATCTGTACACCATTGCTGGTATAGCTCATCCAGTCGCGAGTGACCGGAGCATGATCTACATATTCCAGCGTATAGGCCAGTCCAGAACATCCTGTGGTACGTACACCAATTGCTATGCCCAATCCTTTTCCTCGGCGCTCGATGTGCTTTTTGACTTTGTCAGCGGCCAGTTGAGTTAGATTTACCATAATGGATTCCTAGTAGTTAGGTAGTAAACTGTATTTATTTTAACAAAGTTTATAGATATTGTCAACGATACAGGCCTTAAATAACTCATGTTAGAAATTATAATCACTCTGCTGTTTACGCATATTACCATATTGTGTGTGACTCTTTATCTGCATCGCAGTCAAGCACACCGTGGAGTGCAATTCCATCCTGCCATAAACCATTTCATGAGATTTTGGTTATGGTTGACCACTGGTATGGTCACCCGGCAATGGGTTGCAGTACATCGTAAACACCATAGATTCTGCGAAGAAGCCGATGATCCACACAGTCCGGTACACTACGGAATCTGGCGTGTGCTACTTAAAGGAGCATTGCTGTATAATGAAGCTAGCAAAGATACAAAAATGGTCAGCACTTACGGTCATGGTTGTCCTGATGATTGGATTGAGCGCAAGTTATACACGCCTCACAGTAGACTTGGCATTGGTATTCTCCTTGTGCTCAACCTCGCCGTCTTCGGCTGGGTGGGCGCCATAATGTGGCTAGTACAAATGCTTTGGATTCCGCTATGGGCGGCCGGCGTTATCAACGGTATAGGACACTGGTGGGGGTATAGAAATGGAGAAACAAGGGATTGTTCCAGAAATATTTTTCCTATTGGCATTTGGATTGGTGGCGAAGAGCTTCACAATAATCATCATCTATCGCCTGGTAACCCAAGGCTATCTATGAAGCCTTGGGAGTTTGACATTGGTTGGTTTTGGATCAAGCTGCTAGAGCGTCTTGGTCTTGCGCAGGTTCGCGCTGTTTGCTAGCATAGTCGGCTAGTGCAGCCTTAATGGCGTCTTCTGCGAGAATCGAACAGTGTATTTTGACTGGAGGTAGCGCGAGTTCTTGCGCAATGTCAGTATTCTTAATTTGATCAGCTTCCTGAATCGTTTTACCCTTGAGCCATTCCGTGACAAGCGACGAGCTAGCAATCGCAGAGCCACACCCGTAAGTTTTGAATTTCGCGTCGGTGATAATTTCATTTTCAACCTTGATCTGTAATTGAAGCACATCACCGCAGGCAGGTGCTCCCACTAAACCAGTACCCACTGCGGGATCAGACTTGTCTAGTTTTCCCACATTTCTTGGATTTTCATAATGATCAACTACTTGTTCACTGTAGGCCATGTCAACTCCTTTAATGAATAGTACTAGGGTTGTAGATTTTTTGCAACTTCTTTGGCAGCGCGATCTGCCATTTTTTCAACCGTTTTGTCTGCTTGTGTTTGATCCATTGGCATCTGATCAGAGTCAGCACCTTTGAACACAATGGTATCTTGTTCTATGTTTGATATGATTTGGTTTAACGGTGGACGTTGTGCCATGTCCAACAGTTGTTCTTTGGTCAGCGGTATGCCCAAATGGCCAGCCATTTTGTTAAATGCATCAACACTGATTTTTTTCTGCGCACTGGTATCAGTGGCACGACCCAGTAAGAACTGGGCCAGTGCCAATACCTTGGTAGCATAGTCAGGAGCGACTACTTCGGTGACGTTCACTTTCTTTTTGACCTACCAATAACTGAATCTGGTTTGGCTGGTTCTTCGATATCTAAATCAAGTTCGCCAACTTCTTCACCAGGCATTGGTGCTGGTGCTGGTGCAGCAAGGTCACCTGCTGGGGGCATCATGCCCATGTCTTCGCCGGGCACTGTCATTCCGCCGGCGCCAGTGGCTGCACTAACTGCTGTTTCTAGTTGTTGCTTGGTACCTTGCAGACTGGTAATCAATCCCTGCATGCTAGAACTGACTGTGGCATTGAATGCGTTGGCCTGATCCATGCCCACTTGATTTCTGATGCTGTCAACCAGGGCTGGTAGATCTTTGAACTGCATCTCACTGGCATCTTCGATCATTTCCTGCACACGATCAACCAAATCCTGTGCAGCCAACACTACCTGTGCTTCCTGCACTTCGCTTTCTGACAGAGATGTACGTGTTTCCATCATGGTTGGATTGTTCATGGCCTTTTGCAGCTCTTGAATTTCTTTTTGCTTGGCCTTGATTTGATCCTGAATGACTCTTTTCTTTTGAGCCACTTGTGCAGACTGTGTAGCTGCGGTCTGTGCTGGAGTGGCTGCAATGCTGCCTGCTGCGGTTGCACCGGCAGTAGCACCGGCTACAGGAGCTGTACCTGCTACAGCAGGAGCCACTTCGTCAATTCTGTTTCTGAGAGCCTTGGCCATCATTAACAGCTTGAGATAAGCTGGATCTTGATGACTGTCGTAACGATTGTTACTGGTGCGATAGCTTTCTAGCAAGCGATTTACCTTATGGCTAAGGTAGGTAGCCTTGGGTGCGCTCAGACTGTCAAAGTCAATTTCCGCACTTAAACGCTGTTCTAGCACAGCCATGGCTTTTTTGTTTTCAACTACATAGGTAATATCATTGAGTTTCATTTGAGGGTCCTCAGTTCCAAATATTTAGTTCGATTTAGATATTTTTCAAGCCACTTGGCATAATGTATGCGTCTAGCTTGTAAATCGCTGTATCTTGCTGACAACAGTTCTTTGCGCCAAGCATCCTTGGTCCTGCTCAGCACACTCAGCGTGTTTTCTATATCGCTTTCCACAAAGCCCAACTGCCGGTCTAGTTCACGTATTTGAGTGGTGGAATCTGACCCAGGTCGGCGATCGGCCAAACACCAGGCCCAGGCACTGGTGCCTCGGAAAAAATAGCCCTGATCTATGCCGGTTTTTAGTACCTGCCAGCCCTGGTCAGAACGCTTCAAGATGTATTTGCTGAACAACTCATAACCGTCCTGGAAACGCCGAATCGAATTCTTGCGCAGCCATTCTTGATCTTTGAGTAGGAATTGACGTAGTTTTGTAAAAGCTTGATCTATTACTAGTTGATCACGAAGGTCTTTAGTAGATAACCGATGATGGCGCCCAGTGTGACGATGATTCCGATCCCCCAGTTTATTAGCTGGTTGTTTCTTTTGTCCTTTAGATCGAATACGGCGTCGTGGATTTCGTGTATCACTCCCTCCATGGTCGTGACTTTGTTTTCCAAGCTCTCCAGTTTTTGTTCCAGAAACAGATACCTCTGAGCGCAGAGTTCCACGTGTGTTTCCAGACTCTTTTTTTCGATTTCTGTTGGCTGAGCCATTGTTTTTTTTCCTTATCATGTATTTACCTATAGTTCAGTAAACCATATGTTGCCATTTATAACAAACATAGAACCTGCATTGGCAGTCTCAGTCAAATTGTGCATAATAGGCACGCCCTCAAAATCCTGTTTTAGCAATGCCAATTTGTCATTGCCTAGCAAAAGCACATCCGGCGTTTCAACTTCAAAAGTGGTGGTCCACACTTTATCTAGTTGCGCATCAACACACGACGGTAATGCTAGATTTATAGGTTGTGTACGCAGTCCTAGCAGTTGCACAACTGTTTCCCAATTGCGTTGTTGATTACGACTGCGACCCCAGGACTCAGCACTGTTGATATGCTGTCCGGCATGATCGGTATACTCTATATCCTGCCACTTGCGATGTGTAGTACCAGTGGCTGTGATATCAACTGTGGTTTTCAATTGAATTTTCATGCCAATATTTAAGCCAATAAAAAACCCCGGAGATCAATCCGGGGTTGAGGTGCAAGCTCGAAATTACGATGTTGCTAGTTTGAAACCAACATTGGTGCAGCTATCTAGCTGATAACCAGTTGCGCTGACGTTCGCAGTGCTTAGGAAGGTAGCGGTGTTAGCAAATGCACCGGTTGGGTACACTGCAAACGACAGTTGAACGCCATCTACTTGATACATTGCTACAGTAGCTACGGTCTGGATAGCCTGGATAACGTTACCAACATACTCGTTAACACCTTGCTGCGATACTACAGTGGTGTTAGCAGTTACTTGGAAAAAGTCCAGCTTAGGACCCTGTGGTTGAACTGGTGAGCCAGCGGTGGATGCCGAAGGCGACACTGGACCGGTTAGAACGTCTAACGCGAATACTGGTTGTGAATCACCATTGGTACGTGCGAAAATTGCCATTTTGAAATCTCCTTAAATGTTTATGAGCTGTTACGCCCTACTTTTATTTATATCAATCGGTAAAATCACAGAGTTAGGCGGGGATTCTTTAGGTGTTTTAATAGCTCCATGTGCAGATCTGTAAACACATCTGGTTCTCTCAGCAGCAATAATAATCTGCGCACTAAACTGCTTTTTTCGTTCCAGCTTAGATCTCGGTAGTCTGTGATTTCTCTGCGTATGCTCATGTGCTGACTACTGAGATTTGGCACTGTGCGTTGCAGTGTCATCATGAAATTGTTATAGTCGTCGCGGTCAATACGACCCTGGCCAAGCTGTCTGAGAATTCTACGTAGTCTAAGATCAGGCACTGCAAAGTCGGTGTCAATGTTGACCTGATCATCAAAGCGATCCTTGTTCATCAGCACAGATATAATGTTGTAAAGATCTGTATTGGCCGATCTAAAGCCGTCAAAGTCAGACCAGCGCATGATCTGTTTGACATAGTTTTGCGCCGCTTGTGGACTTTCTTCGTAGAGCACTCTGAGAGCCATCATGTGGGTGAAAAATTTACGAGCCAGATCGCTGCGACTTAGTCCGTCCAGGCGAGACTGTGTACGAAACAGTCGGTTTTCATTGAGCTCTTGTAGCAGCTTCATGGATTGCGTAGACGATTGGCTGCGCTAAAGTCCAGTCTTGACACCAGCTTGACACGACCCGCAGGAGTGGCCACCACAAATCCTTCTTGTCCAGGTGCCTGCTGATTGAGCTGATTCAACAAATCAAGTTTGACATCGGACAGTGCCAGCCAAGCAGCCCATACTGCGGCATAACCTTTTTTGTTTTCATTGATCCAGGTGGCCAAGTTGGCAAACTTTCGTGGTGTGGTCTGCGTTTCTACCCAGGCAGGAAAGTCTTGTGCAAGATTGTCAAAGCCGGTGGTTATTCTGCTGTTGACAAACTTTTTCATCAAGGCCGGTAAGTCGGTGATCTGTCTGGAACGCAGTTCAGAAGGATTGAGAAATCTAGCAATATCAGCGCCGTGCTTGGCAGCAGTGGCCTGTAACTTTTTCATCTGTGCCTGATTTGGTTTGAGATTTTTCACGTTCTGTATGCCCGGATACCCTACAAACAAACCGTCAACTGGCTGTAAGGGTCGGCTGCGCAGTGCCTGCGCTGGACTGTTGGCATCCTGATAGAAAGTGTGTACAGCAACACCTGCGCTGGTACCTGCTATCTGTTTGCCCATGGCACTGTTTACCGGGATACGATAACGAATGGTGTTTGGTTGAAATTCAAACACACCATTGTCGGGTATCACTGGCTGTGAGTACAAAAGGTCGCCTTGTATAAATCCTCTGAGATTGCCTGGCACGGCAGCTTCCAATTTGGGCCATAGGTCCGTGTACATCTGTATCAGTTCGCCGCGTTCGCCCCCACGCATTTGCATGATTCCGGCCAGCTGTTCTGGACTGGTGGCCTGACCATCGTAGCCTTTGGCAGTAAATCCACTTTTGTCTGTGAGCACAAATTGTCCATCCGGACGACGGCCAAAAATAATAGCCGGCTTAC